GACAGACTGATAAATCAGGGTAAACAGTCCGCCGCCGTTTCCGTGTCAGTCAATCTGTACGAGGACGCGTCAAAGGCCGGGCAGGTACAGCAGGGTGATAACGGAGATGTTATTAATATTTTTGTCTCAAACATCCGGCGCGGCGGACAGGCTGCCCAGGTGCTGCAATCTTCTTATGGTCTGAAACGCGTAGGAGTGTGATATGTCTTTACCTGTTTACCCGTCAACACTGCCGGGGATCTTGCAGAGCGGCTACACGCTGAAAACCGCTCCGAATATGCTTAGAACACAGATGGCAGACGGCTACACAAGACAGAGAGTTATAAACAGCGGGAAGCCCGCGAGCCTGTCTGTAACTCTGAGTATGTCGGGGAAGGAATATAATCAGTTTATGGCCTGGCTGAACAAGAATACAGCGGGCGGCGCGGGGTGGTTTAAGATCAACGCGCTTACATCTGAAACGGCTAACGGTGCCCCGGGGGCGCAGACTGTGCGAATACAGAACGGAGAAATATCGGCGTCTCTTGCGTGGCGGTCAGGCACTGAAACCCGCTGGAAGATAAGTTTTACGCTAGATACAGCTGTTAAACCACTGCCGGAGTAAAATCATGTCAGTGCCTATATACCCAGCTGGGTATCCGCAAATTTTGCAGAGCGGCTACACGCTTAAAACTGCTCCGAACATGGTGCGGACGCAGATGGCAGACGGGTACGCGCGGCAGAGAACTGTAAACAGCGGGAAACCCGCGAGCCTGTCTGTAAATCTGAGCATGTCAGGAGAAGAGTATAACAAATTTACAACATGGTTGAATCAGAATACCCAGGGCGGCGCCGGGTGGTTTATGATCCCTATTCTGACCAGTGACACATCAGACGGAAGCCCACAATATAAAACAGTCAGGATTCAGAATGGGGAAATATCCGCGGCGCTTGCGTGGCGGTCAGGCACTGAAACACGCTGGAAGATAAGTTTTACGCTTGATGTAGCGGTCGCGCCGCTGCCGGCAGAAAAAGACGACAGCACAGTATATATGATTATGGGCGGTGTATCGACGGCGGTAACAGTGGAAGAGAACGACAATGATCTGCTGCAAACAATGCCCGTAATTACACACAGCACTGTATATTCAGTCGGTGAATATTCCGTGGTAGAATCATCTGATAATATAGGTTAAAAAAATGGCATACAAGAATAAAACATCACTCACGATCGCGTTTGACAGTTCTTCGCCTCATACCGCGATGGACGCGTTGATTGATTTTATCACAAACAGATTTATTGCGGATATGCCTGAAATATCGGTACAGCATGAAATAGCATATGACGCTGACGCGTACAAGAATTTCCCTGTTTTTTCAGGGGTAAATGTTAGCAGTGGAGTTGTTCCGGCGTCAAAAATTGTTTTCCTGGGCAAAAATTCCAATTCTATCGGCCTGATGCTGATGTGCTACCTTAATGGCAGTAGATATTATCTGTCGATGCGGGTTATGCTGTCGTTTGATATGATGTGTGTGACTCCGGCTACCTACGGCGATAACTATAAATCAGTGGCAGATGCGTGCAAATATATATACTATCAGATGCGTGGGTATACATTTAATGCTGAAATAGATCAAAAATTCGACATCACGCCCGGTACGGATAATAATACGTATATCTCCATAATATCCGCTGTGGGGAAACACGCGTGCGCATATTGTATAAATTCGGGGCGCACAAGTTTCGAAAATTACAGGCTTGCGTTTATCCGTGATAAAGACGACAATTTAAAATCATTATGGTGGGAAAATTACGGATATTCAGTTTTTGACATTGATTACAAATTCCCACTAAAAGCAGGATATTTCAGCCCTTCAAAATACAATCAAGTATCTTATGATAATGAGATAATTAATAATTCCTCCCTCTGCTGGGGTGGCATTCGACACTCGTACGTAGCTCGTGCGGGTTGAAAATATTCGCACTGGGTTTTAATAACTCTCAGATGTTTCATTTGAACATAACATTATCAAAAACTCCTTTCGTGGAAAATTTAAGCGATAAAAAAAACAGTTACACGTTATGGACTAATGAGTTTTTCCCAACTAAAATTACAGAAAATCAGATATTTTTACGGCAGATGACGCAGCCTATAACGTCAGAAACGTTTATACACTTGTACCGCATGGCGATTAATTCGCAGACAACCCCGAAGGCCGGAAACGTATATAAGACGTCTCAGGGGGTTTTTATGTCACTGACGCCTTATGTTGTGGGATACGCGGTAAAACTTGGGGATTGATTTATGCTTTACTCCCTCTCAGAGATTTGCGCGTCCGGCGGCCAGATGCCTGTAATAACGCTCACCTTTGAAAACGCAAAATTTAAAAATCCGTACCGTTACGTACTCGGCTATTCGGACGTGACAATCGGCGATAATTTTTTCGCTGCCGCGGCGTTTACGATTCAGCTGCCGGAGCGGTCGGCCTCCGGTTTTTCGGATTTGTCATTTGCTATCTGTAACGTTTCCGGAGAAGCGTATCAGATGACCAAAAAGGCCATTGCATCCCTGGCGCCAACGTATTTAACACTTAATGAATGGGCACCCGATGATTACAGCCTGATGCAGTCTCTTAAACTCACCGTCACAGACGCGAAAATCACTACTGAGCAGGCCACGTTTGTAGCGTCTTTCTGCGATATGCTTAACACAGCATTTCCCAGGCTCAGATATACAGATAAAAACGCTCCGGGGCTGAAGTACATAGCATGAGCTGGATAGACAAATATAATTTCATCCGACACACACCCGGCGGCCGTGTGTTTCCGGATCTTGACTGCTGGGGGCTGGTGCGGTGCATTCTTGAGGAACGCAAAGGGGTAAAACTGCCTGAATTCTGTGATTTTTCGCAAAAAAACATGGGAGATCCCGCCGCCGGGATGATTGCGCAGCATGTTTTTCAGGAAATACCCGCCCCGGAAGATTATTGCGTTATCTGTTACTACCGCCATGGCATTCTGTTCCATGTCGGTATTTTTTTGCAGGGTGATATACTGCACACTACAAACTGGCATGGATTCCGCAAACAGCCGCTTGCGTCTTTCTATCCGCAATGTGTGAGGAGGTTTTACAGATATGCAGGTCAGGATATACACCCGCCAGTGTCTGATATGGCCGATTGAGCAGATAAACATTCCGGATTTTTCCGGCACTGTGAAAGATCTTTTAGCCCGTGAAGTGCGGGATTTCGCGCCTGATAAGCTATCTGTATCTATCTATACAGACGGCAGAAAAGCATCCTGGGATACACCGCTGTTTGATGTTGAGGAACTGAAAATCATCATTGAGCCTCAGGGCGTTGAGGCAGCATTTGCTATTGTAGCGGCTATTGTAGCGGTCGCGTCAGTAGCATATAGCTTGTATATGATGAATAGGCTGAAGGCTGATAATCCCGCAAAAACTTCAGACACATCCACTATTTACGATGTAAACGCGCAGGGTAACAAGGTCAGATTGCAGCAGGTTGTGCCGGAAAATTTTGGCCTGATTAAGCATTTCCCGGATTATCTGGCAGATAAGCACACGTTTTACAGGCGCAATAAAAAATACATTGATATGATTTTGTGCCAGGGCGCCGGGTGGTACGATTACAAAACAGATGGATCTGATATCTATATCGGAAACACCCCGTTTTCAGGTTATAGCAGCAGTGACGTGCGGTATCAGGTGTTTGATCCCGGGGCTGATGTATCAGCCAACGGGATTGAGCAAGGAATGCATAAATGCTGGTACAGCAGTACCGAGGTCACATCATCCGGCAAGACGCTTAATCCATTTGGCAATGTAGATCCCTCTGAATCCGGCGGTTATGTCGTATACACCGGAGGCAAAGCCACTGCGAACTACCATGACGGCGGCCTGTCCTGGGCTCTCAATCCGAAAAGTTTTTACGGAGTGTATTGGCAATACGTCGGATATAGGCCTTCTAATACCGGTGGCGGAGGACAGGCGTTTATTCTTGCCGCTGCGAATCTCGGCCTCAAGGCGGGGGATTACATCAGGATCACAAACGCGCCGGATGATGACAGACTATGGGCTAATGATGCTGATGCTGATGTCGTGCTTCTCGATTCCGGAAATCTGCGAATCACCTGGACGCGTACGTGGTCAGATCTGGCATGCATAGCGGATACATCTGTAGATGTAACGCTCGAGAAATGGGAAAAAATCGTAAGCAGCTATGGCAATCATGGTCCTATATATCAGACTTACTACGGAACCGAGTCAGGTGAATGCAATGTAATTTCTTATTCGGCGGCTGACGGGAAAATTACTATTGATATATCAGGGTTAACCCTGCCGGAAGTTGCGGGCAAGCCGGAGCCGGAAAAATATATCGGACAGGTTGTTGACAGCGGTTATACAGTTACGATTACGCAGGCATTATCCGATTCCGTTATTGATCCGCTGACCGGTGAAAAACGCCTGTCAGACAATGGCACGTATGAGATTACCGAGGTGGGAAGCACTACCGTAAAGGGTAATCCGGGGAACCCAACGGCCGGTGGAAATCGGACAGGATATTTACGCACAGAAGTATCCGCCCCGGTATATACAGTCAGACGAATTGATCCTGACACAGATAAAGAGATCCCGTGGTCGGGCTTTTGGGGGCAAAATGCGTGGTATGACGGTGTACCGGATGACGCCCTCACCGTCTCATACCAGGTGAACGCCGATGCTGCCGAAGCGAAAGAATACGCGGGGCCATACCGGGCATGTCCGATTGGCGCAAGCGCCTCGGAGTATGAGGTTGACATCGATTTTCCGGCCGGGCTGGGGTATCTGAATGGAAACGGCAAATATGATGAAAGAACCGTAACGCTGTCTATAGAGTGGCGAAAAGTAGGAACATCAGACTGGACCGCGTATGAATACACAAAAACAGCGGGCACGGGCGATGAGCTTGCAGAAACAATCAGCTTTAATTTTCCGGCCGGGCAGTATGAGTGCCGTATAAAGAACAAATCCGATAAGGTAGACGATGCGGCCCAGGTCGATACTGTCAAGTGGACCGGCCTCAAGTCCTGCATAGCACAGCCCACTTCATACGCGGGCATGACTACAATCTTGTGCCGTTTCCGCGGTTCCGAGACGCTTTCCGAGCTTTCCGAAAATCAGATTGCTACTTTTTGGGCGCGCAAACTCCCAGCGGTAAACGGCTCTGATTTAGTCATAACGGAAGATGTGGCGCCCGTTGTGCAGTACATACTTAACAACAGCAAATACGCGGGAATCATAGATCACAATTCCCTGGCGGCGCTTGATTCATACTGCAAGGCCAACGGATATAAGCTCACCGGCACGATAGACGATGACAGCACGCTCCTGGACGAACTTAGGAACGCGCTGAAGGTGTGCATGTCCGAGCCTACAGTGTCAAATAATCTTGTATCTTTTGCCAGGATGACAAAAAAATCATCATCTGATGCATTTCAGCAGATTTTTATGCCGCAGAACCTCACGGCCGCTCCGGTAGTTAATCTCACATTTGCGAAAGATGACGATGTAAAAGAGATTGAACTGTCATACCTTGATGGCATTTCGTACAAAACATCAACTTATTATTATCATCTTGATGATGCGGGCAATGTGGTAGAAACTACATATGCAACCACTAACAACGCGGAGAAGCTGGACACCTGGGGCATAAAAGGCACAGACGACAATCACGCGCAGGCCCGCGCCCTGGCTGTAAGGCGTTTGAAATTTTTAACATATTGCAAAACGCAGTATGAAATACAGACGGAATTAGACGGCCTGAACTGTCAATACCTCGATTATGTCGGGCTGGTATTACCTCAGGAACTGAGCAACATCAGCGGCAGAATAACGGAATATGACAGCACAGCCAAAACCATAACCGTGGATCAGTCAATCCCCGCGCGTTTTGATTCCGGTGTTGTTTACGTGCGGAAAAAAGACGGTTCATCGATAAATTATCCCTTTGTCAGGAAGGACGCCCTGACACTCGAAATTTCGGGCAGTTTTATCCCGTGGGATCCTGAATACGGCAAGACGCTTGAATATCCGTTTTTTGCCATTGGTGAGATAGTGCCCTGCTGGGTGCAGTCAGTGGAGCCTGGGGACAAATCCTGCACGTTGAAATTGGTGAACTATGATTCAAGAATCTTTGACTGATGATTTGACCGATAAAGAATTGTTGAAGAAATGCATTATGTCGCTTTCTGACACAATTTTATACACTGATATGTTAATTGACCGGCAATACAGATTGGAAGTAAAACGTGATGAAATGCGCAGAATTTGTTATGTCTATAAAAAGTTATGGAACACGCTGAACACAACAGATAAACAGCATATCTGCTAGATACCTCCTGATGTAGACTGATGCCGCCCTGAAAAAATCGGGGCGGCATTTTTGTTTATTCGTCAGGAGGTTTTTATGGCGGAGGGAACTATGATAGATATGGGCGATGGATTCGGCGGGATGTCTCTGCTTTCCGGCGGTGCGGGATTTGTCGGGGGACTTGTGCTCGGCTCACTGTG